ACTTGATGAAATTGAAGACTATTGTAGTTTACCACTTGAAGAAGGTGAATTTTCATTTGAAGAAGCAAAATGGTTGGAAGATTTCAATAATGATATTTTAGGAATAATTAAAATTAAAGGAAAATGTATAGAGAAGAAACTGAAGAAATATTAGGAGGTAAAGATAATGAAAGTAATTGATTTATTAAATAAGATAGCAAATGGGGAAAAAGTACCTGAAAAGATAAAATGGGGTAAACATTATTTAACTTGGTTTGTATATGAACATAAAGCACTTGATGAACTTGGTAATCCTAATATATTTGAGTGTGCAGGTGGTGGTATTTCACGCAGGTTATTAAATGATGAAATAGAAATCATAGAAGATACATCAAAAGAAGAAATACAAGTTATAGCAAGATGGTATCCACCAACAGCATATAAAAAGATAGCAAAAATAGGTAAATTAAATCAAGTTAGTGATAATAAGCAACATTTAAACAATTACATATTAAGAAATAAAATAAATGAAATAATAGATAGGTTAAATGATGAGTTTAAAGAAAGCAATTAAATATAAAAAAGAACGTAGAAAACCTTATAAAGGTGCAAAGAGTATTGATCCTATGTGCAGAAATCATAAAGGGTGTAAGTGGTGTGAAGATAATAGAACTTATCAAAGTAGAAAAGAAATACAAAAAACTGATGAAATATTAAAGGAGGTTAATAATGACAATGGAAGAATATAAAGACTGTTATTTTGATTATTTAGTAACAGTTATATTAGAAGCTATTAAAAATGCAGATGAATATACGTGTAAAGATTTTCTAGTACTTAAATTAGAATTAGTAAATAATCTAGGATTATTAATGAAGTCAAGAGAACATTACAACGAAGCTATGCAAACATTAAGAGAAAAAGAGGTAAAAGATGAGAATATTAAAAGACTTAAAATATGAGATTTACTACAACAAAGATGATAAAACAGTGTATATAATGCCACCAGTTAAAGTGATTCACTTAGCTGAAATAAGAACATATTTAAAGTACGTAGCTTTAGATATTAAAAATATAGTGGTAGGTAGAATAGGAGTTATGTATGATTAGAATACTTGAATTGTTTGGTGGTATAGGTGCTTGTAGCAAAGCACTTGAAAGACTAGGAATAGATTATGAGATAGCAGATTATGTAGAGATAGACAAATATGCAGTTAAATCATTTAATACTATACATAATACAAACTTTGAGCCACAAGATATATGTGAGTGGAATAAAGATATGGAAGTAGATTTAATCATGCATGGATCACCATGTCAAGATTTTAGCCTTGCGGGAAAACAAGCCGGAGGTGATAAAGATAGTGGAACTAGAAGTAGTCTAATGTATGAAACTATTAGAATAGTAAATAAATTAAAACCAAAGTATGTAATATGGGAAAATGTCAAAAACTTATTAAGTGGAAAACACAAACACAACTTCGATGCATACATTGAAGAAATGATGAAGGGGGGGTACACATCATATTATCAAGTCTTAAATGCAAAAGATTATGGAATACCTCAAAATAGAGAAAGAGTATTTACTATAAGCATTAGAAATGATATTGATAAAGGTTATGTATTCCCACAAAAGCAAGAATTAAAATTGAGATTAAAAGATATGTTAGAAGATAATGTAGATGACAATTATTATTTAAGTGATGATAAAATACAAATGATTTCAAATTGGAATTGTTATGAGAAACCATTTAAAAAAGTTTATGGTAAAAATAGTGTATTAGGAACATTGACTACAAGAAGTGGTGCTGAATGTGGTGGTTTAAAAGTATATAGTAATAAATTAAACGATACAACAGATCTGCAAGAACAATGTTTAAAAATAAAAAATGCTACTAAAAAAGGTTATCAAGAAGCATTTGAAGGAGATAGTGTTAACTTGGCATATCCTAATAGCAAAACTCGTAGAGGAAGAGTTGGTAATCAAGTGAGCCAAACCTTACAATGTAATGATAGTATGGGAGTTGTTAGTAATCTAAAAATTAGAAAACTAACACCAAAAGAGTGTTGGAGATTAATGGGATTTGATGATGAAGATTATGAAAAATCTAGTAAAGTAAATTCAAATGCTCAGTTATATAAACAGGCTGGTAATAGTATTGTTGTAGATGTGCTTTATTATATATTGAAAGAATTATTTTGACAAAAAGTTGGTAAAAAATGGGAAAAATTATATGATATACTATAAGTAGTAATAAATGCACCTGATGTACCTTGACACGAAGGTAGCCGTGAATATGTGTATTAGTAATATCGGCAGTGCATTATTATGAAGTTAATATATAGCTACAATAGGTAGTGTGAATAGCATATACTTTGATATTATTTTTCATATATCAATACTCTTTACTTTATACTTTGTTGTATATACTATTCACAGTGCTTATTAAAGCACATGGTGGGGTATTATTTAATAACTCCATTACATTTAAATTAAGTTTCGTGCTATCTAGTAATAGGTAGCATAGAGTAGATATATTAAAATGAATTACTTAATAATCTGTGGATTATGAGTTCCCGAAGGATAAGTCCTAAAAGGTCAGTTATTATCATAACAGGTATATCTATTCTATGGTGCTTATTAAGGCACAAACTAAAGGGATATTTATTTATCTCTTTTTTTATTGATGGAGGTGAGTATTACTATGGCAAGTGTAGTTCCTAACAACGAAGCAACTAGATTTAAAACAGGTGAAGAACAGGTCGAGGTTGCTAGAAAAGGTGGTATTGCATCTGGTGAAGCTAAAAGAAGAAGAAAAACATTTAGAGAAGAATTATTAACTTTACTAGAAAACGGTGATACTCAAGCAAAAATATCACTTGCTTTATTAACTAAAGCTACTAATGGTGATACTAAAGCATTTGAAGTATTAAGAGATACCATAGGAGAAAAACCAGTAGAGAAAACTCAAAGTGATGTTAACTTATCATATGAAAGTTTAATTAAAGAAGTAGAAGATGACAATGACTATTAATACTAAGAAATATATAGAAAAGTATGTAAAAATAAGAGATAAAGCAGGTAAGATAGTTGACTTTATCTTAAATGAACCTCAACAGAAGCTATATGATATTATTAAAAGACTTAGAGAACAAGGAAAACCTGTTAGAATAATAATATTAAAAGCTAGACAAATGGGATTTAGTACATTGACTGAATCAATACTATTTAAAGAAACTGTTACTAAGTGCAATATTAATACAGGTATAATAGCACACAAAGAAGAAGCTACTACAAACCTATTTAATATGAGCAAGAGAATATATGATAATTTACCTGATCCATTAAAACCTTCTAAAAAGTCAAGTAATGCTAAAGAATTAATATTTGATAATAGAGAAGGAACAGGATTAAAAAGTAAAATTAAATGTATGACTGCTGGTGCTGATGGAGTAGGTCGTAGTGATACGTTTAATAATTTACATATAAGTGAGTTAGCCTTCTGGGGAAATGGTGCAAAAGAAACTATGCTAGGTTTATTACAGTCTGTACCATATTTACCAAACACTATGGTAATAATAGAAAGTACTGCAAATGGATATGAGTATTTTAAAGAACTATGGGATAAGGCAGTAGCTGGAGAAAGTGATTTTATACCATTATTTGTAGGGTGGCAGGACTTAAAAGAGTACAGTATTCCATATGATGGATTTGAATTAACTGATGAAGAACAACAAATAAAAGAATCATTTAATTTAACACTAGAACAAATAGCATGGAGAAGATGGTGTATAGCAAATAATTGTGGTGGTGATATAAACCAATTTAAACAAGAATATCCTATGACACCAGAAGAAGCATTTATAACATCTGGAACACCTGTATTTGATAAGGTTAAGTTAACATTAAGAATAGCAACTGCACCTAAACCATTAAAAGTAGGTTATTTTGAATATGACTATGATGGTATGACAATAAGTAATATAAGATGGATCAATGATGAAAAAGGATTTATAAAGTTATTTCGTTTACCTGGTATGGTACACAATACAAAATATTGCATAGGTGGAGATACTGCAGGAGAAGGCAGTGATTATTTTACTGCATATGTATTAGATGGAAAGACAGGGGAGCAAGTAGCAAGTCTAAGAAATCAATTTGATGCAGATTTATATACAAGGCAAGTATATTGTCTAGGAAAGTATTATTCATATACTGATAGAACAGGTTATACAGAAGATGCACTTATAGGAATAGAAAGCAATTTTGATAGTTATCCTATAAGAGAATTACAAAGACTAGGTTATGAAAGACAATATATAAGAGAACAATTAGATAGTTATACAGGAAAGATGGAAAAGAAATTCGGTTTTAGAACAACAAGTATAACTAGACCTACAATAATAAGTTATTTAATTGAATTAGTAAGAGAACATACTGAATTAATTAATGATACTGATATTATGAAAGAATTAATTACAATAGTAAGAAATGAAAAAGGAAGAATAGAAGCACCTGAAGGTGGACATGATGATATGATGATGGGATTAGCAATAAGCTATGAAATAAGAAATCAATTAGTATTTAGTGAAGAACCTATTAGTTTATATCCTGAATTTGATGTATTTAATTCACACGAACCTACAACAGATTATGGAGAAAAGATAGTAATAGTATAAAGGAGAATATTATGGAAATGATAGTATATGGAGCAAGTATATGTATAGCATTTTTATTAGGTGCATATGTAAAAAGTGATAATAAGAAAAGAATAGCTAATCCAATAAAAGTAATTCAAGAGAAACGTGAAGAACGTAAAATCAATGAAGAACTTGAAAGACAAGATGAAATAATGAAAACAATAGAATTTAATATAGACAATTATGATGGTACAAGTTACGGACAAAAAGAAATACCTAGATAGGAGAAACATATGGATGAAAAGGAAATAGTAAAAACTGATGTATGGAAGTTATATGAACAAGGTATAGACTACCTACGTATGCACAACGTATTTGATGATACAGATAGAAATTATCGTATGTACTCTGGAAATCAATGGGAAGGTGCAAATCTAGGTGGAATTGAAGAGGCACAATATAACTTTATAGAAACAGTAGTAAATTATAAAGTAAGTACAATAAATCAAAACTTATGGGCAGTACATTATAGCAGTGAGAACTATGAGAATAAAGACTTTAGAGAAACTGCAGAAGAAACTTGCAAGATGCTAGATAGAAAAGCAGCAAATGTATGGGAAAAGGATCAAATGGATATTAAAATCCGTAAAGTAAGTGATGATGCAGCAATAAATGATGAAGGTATAATGTATGTAGATTATAATGCAGATACACAAAGTCCAGTAAATGAAATAATAAATAAAAATGATATACAATATGGTAACGAACAAGATGAAGATATACAAAATCAACCTTATATCATAATAAGTAAACGTAGACCAGTAAGTGAAGTAAGACAATATGCTTTAGATAAAGGTGTTAAGAAAAAAGATATTGAATTAATAATAGGTGATAAAAATACATGGGAACAAGCTGGAGAAGATGCTAAATTAGAAAAAGATGATATGTGTACATTAGTTACTAAGATGTATAAGAAAAACGGAAAAGTATATTATAGTCAAAGTACAATGCAAGTAGACATTATCAAAGATAAAAACACTGATTTAAGTTTATATCCAGTAGCACACTTTAACTGGAAGTCTAAAAAAGGCTGGGCTAGAGGAGAAGGAGAAGTAAGATACTTAATACCAAATCAATTAGAATTAAATAAAACACTAGCAAGAGCTTTATTAAGTCTAAAACAATGTGCATATCCTCAAAAGATAGCAAATATGGAAAAAATAAGTAATCCTGAAGCACTGGATCAACTTGGTGGAATAATCAAAGCACGTGGTGGAAGTACATTAGATGATGTAAATAAGATATTTAGTTATGTACAACCTGCAAGTATGAGTACAGATGTTTCAAAGGTAATGAACGATTTAATTACAATTACAAGAGATTTAAAAAATGCTGGAGATATAGCAACAGGACAAATAAATCCAGAACAAGCATCTGGTAAGGCTATATTGGCAGTACAACAAGCATCACAACAACCTCTAGTAAAGCAATTAACAGGACTAAAAACATTTATAGAGGACTTAGCACGTATATGGCTAGATATGTGGAATACATATACACCTGAAGGTATGAAACTAGAACAAGAAATAATAGATGAAGAAACAGGAGAAAAGTCTATTCAAATAGTAGATGTACCTGCAAGTGTATTAGAGAACCTAAAAGGAACAGTTAAGATAGATATAACACCTAAGAGTGCATTTGATGAATTTGCACGTGAAATGACTTTAGAAAACTTTTTAAAGGCAGGTTATTTCACACCTCAAAGGTATAAAGAATTAGAGTATTATGCAAAGGCTTTACCAGATGACAGTACAACACCTAAAGAAAGTCTGTTAAAGATATGTGAAGAAATAGAGAAAGAACAAGAGAAGATAGCTATGATGGATGCACAAAACCAAGCTATGATGCAACGTGCAAACCAATTCTTAGAAGGAACTCCTGAAACACAAGCAAATACTATAAATGCAATACAAAGTATGGATAATCAAGTAGCATAAAGCTACTTTTTTATATGTCCAAGCATTAATGACACAAAACTTTATGGATCATGTGAAGCAAACACATATGAAAAAATAGGAAGGAAATATTATGGAAGAAAATGAAAACCTTGTTGAAGAAACAACTGAAAATGTAGAAGAAACTACAGAAGAAACACCTACTGAAGAAGTAGTAGAAGAATCTACTGAAGAAACAGTAGTACCTGCTGAAACATTTACTAAAGAACAAGTAGATGAAATGATAGCAAAGAAACTAGCTCGTAAAGAAGCAAAACTTCGTAAAGAGTACAAAAACAAGTATGGAAAATTAGAAAACGTAGTAAATGCTGGACTAGGTACAACAAGTACAGAAGAAGCAGTAACTAAGTTAACTGAGTACTATACAAATAAAGGAATAACTATACCTGAAATGTCTTATGAAGATGATGATGATATAGAAACCTTAGGAACTGCAGATGCTGATAAAATCATATCTTTAGGGTATGAAGATATAGTAGATGAAGTTGAAAGATTAAATGATTTAGGAATAGACAAGATGAGTAAAAGAGAAAAAATTGAATTTGTTAAATTAGCAACTGAACGTAAAAGAATAGAAGATTTAAAAGAATTATCTTCAATAGGTGTAAGTGCTGATTTACTAGATGATAAAGACTTTATCAATTACTCTAAGAAGTTAAATCCTAACTTATCATTAAAAGAACAATATGAAATGTATTTAGGAACACAACCTAAAAAAGAAATTAATAATATGGGAAGTATGAAAAATACTCCAGTAGAGAATAAAATAAAGGATTATTATACAGTAGAAGAAGCACAAAGGTTAACTGATGATGACTACAAAAAACATCCTGAATTATATGAAATAATAGAAAAATCAATGCTTAAATGGAGTAAATAAAAACGTACCTCTCATATATAACTGCAAATAGAGAGAGGAAAGTGAGTTAAAATGGCAGTAAGTAATTTTATCCAACAAATATGGAGTAAAAATATTCAAGATGAACTTGAATTAAAGACAAAATTAGTACAAAATTGTACAAGAGAATATCAAGGTGATGTTAAATATGCAAGAAGTGTTAAAATCTTAGGAGTAGGAGAACCTACAATTGGAGCATATGATAACACTCAAGATATTGAAATTGAAGAAATGAGTGATAAAGGTCAAATCTTAACTATTGACCAAGCAAATTATTTTGCTTTCTATGTAGATGATATTAACGAAGCACAAAGTGTACCTGGATTAGCAAAGAAATATCAAGCTAAAGCAGTACATGGATTAGCAGTTAAGAGAGATACATATATTGCTAACTTAATTAAGAGTGGTTTCTATCAAGTAACTGCAGCAGGAACAACATCTGCTAACGTAAGAGCAGCAATTGATGGTGCTATTGTTAAGTTAAGAGAAAGAAACTTTGATGAAGAAGGTGTAATTGAAATATCACCAGCAGTTTATAACGTATTTAAACAAGACTTAATCTTAGTTTCTACTGATAACCCTGAATATATTAAGAGAGGTTTAGTTGGTTACTATGATGGATTTGAAGTAATTATGTCAAATAATATGGCTAAAGATTCAACTTATGTATATTGTGATATAAGAGGAAAGAAAGCTATTGCATTTGCTGGACAAATCAATGAAGTAGAATCAATGAGAGCTGAAAAGAGATTCAAAGATATCGTTCGTGGTCTAGACACATTTGGTGCTAAGATAATTGACAACGAAAGATTACAAGTTGTAAAATTCCCAGTAGCAACAGGATCACTTTAGGATAAAAGAGAAGTTGTATAACTTCTCTTTTTAAGTGCTTAGTAACGTAAACATTTAAAAAGGGAAGTTATAATTGGAGGTAAATATGGCTACATCATATAACTACTTTAAAAATGATATAAAAGACTATATACAAGGTAAGTTTTACATCTATGATGAAATATTAGATGTAGGTGCAGGAAGTGGAACATATAAAAAACTACTAGATAACTATGTAAATGTAGATGCAGTAGAGGTATATGAACCTAACATTGAAAAATATAATCTAAAAGAGTTGTATAGAAATGTATTTAATACTGATATAAGTGATTTTAAATACTCATATTATGACTTAATTATATTTGGAGATGTAATAGAACACCTAGATGTAAATGAGGCTAAAAAGGTATTAGAATATGCTTATGATAGATGTAAGGAAATGATAGTAGCAGTACCTTATGAATATAAACAGGGTATAGTTGAAGATAATATTTATGAAATACATAAACAAGATGACTTAACTGATGAGATATTTAAAGAACGTTATCCATATATGAAATTATTATTTAAAAATGATTATTATGGATATTATGTAAAAGGAGATAAAGTATGAAACTATCAATTATAATCCCTTATTATAAGGCTTTAAAATATACTAAAGAGTTAATGAAAGTATTAGAACCTCAATTAACTAAAGAAACAGAAGTAATAATAGTTGATGATGGTTGTAATGAAACAGAATTAGATAAGTTTAAAGCTAAAGTAATTCATTTAGAAAAAAATAGTGGAAGTGCAAGTACACCAAGAAATGTAGGAATAGAAAATTCAACTGGAGATAATATAGTCTTTGTAGATGCAGATGATATGGTAACTGATGATTTTGTAAAGACTTTATTAGATAAGATTAATACAGAAGAATTTGATTATTGCTTATTTAGTTGGCACTATAATGGTGAAGATATAATCATAACTGATGATCCACCAGTATGGAATACAAGTGCTTGTAATTGCATATATAAAAGAACATTAATAGGAAATGAAAGATTTAATCCTGATATACGTATAGGAGAAGATGGAGATTTTAATAATAGAGTACGTAGAGGTAAGAAAGCAAATATTACTAAAGTACTTTATTTTTACAATACTACTAATCAAAATTCAGTAACATATGATGCTAGAGGGTGGAAAGCAATAAAACACACTAATGTATTATATGCTAATGATTTACATATGATAGGTGGAGTTGAAACATATTTATATGAGATGTGTAAGAAATACCATGATTATGATATATGTGTATGCTATAAAACTGGAGATAAGAATCAAATTAAAAGATTAAAAAAGTTAGTGCCTGTATATAGAGTTGATGAAAACACTAAGATATTCTGTAAGGTTGCAATAATCAATTATGATACAAGTATAATAGACCAGATTATAGAAGGAGATGTATATCAAACAATACATGGTGATTATAGTAATCCACACTACCAAGCCTTAGGTATAGCAGTACCAACAGATGATAGATTAAAAGGTTATATAACAATAACTCATTATAGTGAAAAGAGTTTTGAAAGATTAACTGGAATAAAACCATTATTTAGTTATAATCCGTTGAGTATAGAAAAGACTGAGAAGCCACTTATATTGTTATCTGCTTTGAGGTTAAGACCTGAGAAGGGAACTGAACGTATGAAGAAGCTGATTAATGCTTTAAATAATGCTAAAATAAACTACTTATGGTACATATTTGCAGATGAACAATGGGAAGTAAATGATGAACATCTAGTATATGTAAAACCTAGACTAGATTTAAGTTATTTTATGGATCAAGCAGATTATTTAGTAGCTTTGAGTGATACAGAGTGTTGCTCTTATTCAATTAATGAGATGCTTTTTAGGAATAAACCTGTTATCGTAACACCGTTGCCTTATTTAGATGAAATAGGTGTTAAAAATGGTGTAAATGCTTATATTATGGAGTTTGACTGTTCTAATGTAGATGAAATAGTTAAGAATATAAGAAATATACCTAAGTTTGAATTTAAAAAGTTTGAAGATTCATATAAGAAATACTTAGTAAAGAGTAAATCAACATATGAACCTGAAGAAGAAAAAAGGTATTTAGTACGTGCAACAAGACAATGGATGGTAGATAGTTTAATAGATACTGATTTAGGATTTATGCCTGAAGAAGGTTATGAATATGAAGTAAATGAAGATAGATTAGATGTATTATTAGGAAATAATCCGTATAGAAGTAAATACGTAGAAATAGTAAAGGAGATTAAATAATGGAACAATTTATAACTAAACCTGATATAACACTTTATTATGGTGTAAGAGTAAATAAAGACACCAATATAGAGTTTAAAAATGATAATGTAGAACAAACAGTCAAGGACTTAGTATTAAAGTCTAAAATGACTATAAAAACTGATGATTTTGAAAGTACATATGATACCACTATTAAATTAAAAGATGGTGATGTATTAGTATTTGAAGAAAAAGATAGAGGTTATGTAAAACCTGTTGAAGAAATGTACTCAATTGAAGAAGCAATAAAGGAGTTAGAATTGATTAAATAAGGAGGTAAAATATGACTTTAGAAGAAATGAAGCAAAAAGTATATTCAATGATAGAAGAATATAGTGAAGATGCTGATGACTTAACTGAAGATGAAGATTTAGCAACTAAGATGAACTCAGTTATAAATCAAATACAAAATGAATTAGCAAGATATAAGAAAATACCTGCTTATACAACTTTAAATGTTACAGAAGGACAAGAAATTCAATTAAGTGATATAGATAGTATGTTATATCAATTAAATAATATAAGAGGAGTAAAATATGATGCAATAGCTGATAGAGTAACATTTGAAGAAGATGGAATAGCAAAAATATATTATTATAAATATCCTAAACAAATCACTATGGACACTGAAGATGATTATAGATTTGAATTAACTACTGACTTGTTAGAAATAATGCCATATGGAGTTGCAGCAGATATATTGAAAAGTGATGTTTCAAGTCAATATGGTTCAGTATATGCAGCTAGATATAGAGAGTTGTTACAAGGACTTGATCCAAGATATGGAACAGGTGCAGTACAACTTGATGGAGGTATAGAAGTATGACACAAGTAAGTGGAAAATTAATAACAAGAAATTATAGTGATTTTAGAGGTGTAGATTTTAGTGATAGGGAAGATGAAGTATATTTGTCAAGAACACCAGATGAAAAGAATATGTGGAAGAACTATAAAAATGCTGGTGGTAAATGTATAGAAACAAGACCAGATGTAGAATTACTAAAAGAATATAGTAATACTATATTTGGTCTATTTTTTTATGCTTATAATAATGTAAATCATAAAATAGTACACTCAGGTACAAACTTATATGATGAAGAAACAGTAATATTTGATGATATGGAAGAAACACCAAGTAAATTCTTTGTATTTAATAACTTATTATACATAAAAGATGGTAAGAATTATTTAGTATATGATGGAAGTACTTGTAAAGATGTAGTAGGTTATATACCAACAACAACAATGAGTATGACACCTTCAGGACAAGGAACTACATATGAAGATGTGAATTTATTATCACCATATAGAAAGAACTCATTTGTAGGAGATGGAGAAAGTACAGTATATAAACTTGATACTAAAGAAATAGATGGTGAAATAGAAGCATGGGTAAATGATACTAAAACAACTGCTTTTACATATGATTTAACAAATGGAACAGTAACGTTTAGTACTGCACCATCTGTACCTGATACAGTAGGAAAAGACAATGTAGTAATACAATTTAAAAAGATAATGACTGGTTATGCAAATAGAATAAATAAATGCACTCTATTAGAAGTATTTGATAATAGGGTGTTTTTTAGTGGTAATCCTGATTATCCTAACTTCTTATGGCATAGTAAATTAAATGATCCATCTTATTGTGCTGATAAAGATTATTATACAGAAGGACTAACTGATTCAGGAGTAAAGTCAATAGTAGCTGGAAATAATGCTTTATGGGTATTAAAAGAACCTAGTCAAAGCAATACAACTATTTTCTATCATAATCCAGTTATAGATAGTACATATGGAAAAGTATATCCAAGTACACACTCAAGTATTAGTACAGGTTGTAAAACAACAGGTGTTAATTTTAATGATACAATATGCTTTTTTAGTGAAAGAGGACTAGAAGGTATAACAAGTGATGTAACAACAGAACAAACAATATCTCATAAGAGTAGTTTTGTAGATAATAGACTATTAAATGAAAGTAAATACCAAGACATGATATTAGAGGAGTGGGAAGGTTATTTACTTGTAATAATGGGTAATAAGGTATATTTAGCTGATTCAAGACAACAAGCAACAGTTAATGACCATATAGAATATGAGTGGTACTATTTTGAATTTGACCAAGATATAAAGACAACTTGTGTAAAAGATGGAGTTTTATATTTAGGTGTAGATGAAATAGTAAAAGAAAACGGTGTAGAAGTAACTAAACATAGAATATATACATTGACTGATAAAAGTGAAACAAGAAACGTAGAAGCATACTGGACAACTATTGAAGATGAATTTAAATATCCTCAATATCTAAAGACAACAAATAAAAAAGGTTGTGTAGTAGATTTAGAAGGACAAGAAATAACAGTATATGCAAAAACTGATAATAAAAGTTTTGATTTAGTTAAAAAATTAGTAAATACAAAAGGATTTGTAGTAGCAAGAATTAAAAAGAAAAAATGGAAAAGTGTACAATTAAAGTTTTATTCAAATAAACCTTTTAGTATATATTCAAGTACATTAGAAGCATATGTAGGATCATATGTTAAAAGATAGGAGGTAACAATATGGTAGATTATAATGATGAGAGATTTCAAAAAGTTAATCAAGAACAAGCACAAGATTTAAGTAATGTTACTCAAACTTATGATAATTTAATAAATCAAAGCAATATGATATATCAAGATGCACAAGCAAGATTAGACCAAAATACACAAGAACAAAAAGCACTAGCACAAGAAGGAACTGACTTAGCTTTAAAACAAGTAGAACAAGATAAAGAGTGGGCTAGACAAGATTATGAAAAAGAACAAAGAGGTGCATATGCAGATTATCAAAAACAAGCAAATACATATGGAGTAAATAATGAGAACTTAGCAGCATCTGGACTATTAAATACAGGTTATAGTGAATCATCACGAATTGCTATGTGGAACTCTTATCAAAATAGATATGCAGTAGCAAGACAAACATTTGAAAGAGGACAACAACAATATAATCAAAGCATGGCTGAGATAAAACAAACAGGTAATAGTAATTTAATGAAGATAGCAAGTGAATCATTACAACAAAGTCTACAACTTGCTTTAGATGGATTTCAAAATCAAAACAAGTTAATACAAACACAATTATCAGCACAAAATGAAGTAAAAGATAGATATTATTCAAGATGGCAAGATACATTAAAACAAATAAATACAGAAAATGAATTTGCAGAACAAAAAAGACAATTTAATGCTTCTTTAAGTGCAAGTAAAAGTAGTGGTGGAAGTTCAGTACCAGCAATAACTAAAGATGGAGGAACAAGTAAAGTAAATGCAAGTAATTTACAAGATACTGGATTTAATTTAGATGGATGGCAAATATATAAAAGTGGTGGTAAATATTATTATCAAATGCCTAACGGAAATCTACAAGAATTACCAGTTATGTATGAAGCAGGAGATACTATAACATTTGATGATGGAACAGTAATTGCAAAATAGGAGGTGCTATATGGTTCGTATTGATGCAAATGGTAATTTAAACGGAGTAAGCAACTCTAATTCAAATGTACCAACTTATACAACAATAGATAAGCAAGGTAATTTACAAAGATTAAAAAGACCAGAATTTACTTCTGTATCTTCTACTAAGAAGAAAAAAGAAGATGAAAGCCTATTAGAAGCTGGATTAAATAAAATAAAAGATAATTATAAAACTACACTAAGTATATTATTTCCTGTATATGGTGTATATAATGCTGGTAAAACAGTAGTAGATAGTGTAAAAAATAATGATGGTCAAATAGTACACGAAAATGAATTAATGCAAGATGGTTATGATTTCGGTGATGTAACTAAGACTATTTTAGGTACTACTGGAGATTTAGCAGGTAATTTTGTAAGTGGTATAATGAATACTGGTGAAGGTATAGGAGATTTAATCTCATATGCTAGAGCTGGTATAAATCGTGCATTAGGTAATGATGAAAAAGCTGATAAGATAATTGAAGCTGCTAAAGATAATGCTATTCAATTAACATGGGATTATATAAGAGATAAAACTGGTATATCTAAATCCTCAGTAGCAGGTACTAAAACACAAGAGGTTGCACAAGGTTTAGGTAATGCAACCACTATGATAGCAACTGGTAATTTAGGTGCTGCTGCTGGATTAGGAAGTAAAGGAACAACTGTTGTAACAAGTTTAGTAACAGGTACATCTTCTATGGGTTCAGGTATGAGTGAAGCATATCAAGGTGGAGCAACTGATGAAGAAGCACTTAAATATGGTATTATTTCAGGTGTAGCAGAAGCAGGAACAGAATTGATGTTCGGTGGTTTAGGTAAATGGAATAATGCAGTAGGTATTTCTAAGTCTGCAATAGGTTTAGATGATGCAGTAGCAAAAAAAGTAGCAAGTAAGTTTAAATCACAACTTGCAAAGAACTTAGCAGAATATACAATAAAAGCAGGTGCAGAAGGTGTAGAAGAAGTTGTTTCAGGTATTATACAAGGATTTGGTAAGTGGTTAACATATCGTAGTGAAGATGAATTAAAAGATATAATGAAAGATGAGCAATTACTGGATCAATTTATCTCAGGTATGATAATTGCAGGTATATCATCTGCACCTGGATTAGTTAAAACTACTTCTCAAGGTAGAGATTATGTAACTGGAAGAACACAAAACGAACAAAGTGTAGTAGATAAAGAAGTACAAAATAGAATAGCAGAACAAGAAAAAGATGGTAAGAAACTATCTACTAAAGAAATAAATGCTATTACAGAACAAGTAGAAACTGATTTAGAAAAAGGTTATATTAGTACTAAAACTATTGAAGATACTCTAGGTATGCAAGATTATGTAAATAATTTAGTACAAGAATTTGAAAATAAAAGTGGTAAACAAGTAAGTAATGAAGAATATAAAATAATCTATAATGAAGCTAGAAAACAATTTATGCAAGATATACAAAATAAAGATGGACAACTAATGGCAAGTTATGAAGAAGATAGCAAAAGAAGTCAAAAGTTTGAAGCTGATTTATCTAAGTATAGTAAAGAACAACGTAGTATGATACAAAAAGCCATTGATAGTGGAATATTAAATAATACTAATAGAACACATGAATTTGTAGATTTTATTTCAAAGATAGCAACTGATAAAGGTGTAACATTTGATTTTACTAATAATGAAAACTTAAAGAACTCAGGTTTTGCAGTAGATGGTAAAGTAGTAAATGGTTATGTAAATGCTAATGGAGATATAACACTTAATATAGATGGAAATAAATCTTTAAATAGTGTTGTAGGGCATGAAATAACTCACGTACTAGAAGGAACTGATTTATATAATGCTTTAAGTGAATCTATTAAAGAATATGCAGAAACTAAAGGTGAATATCAAAAACGTTTGAAAGAACTAACTGATTTATATAAAGATGTAGAAAATGCAGATGTAACTAAAGAGTTAACTGCTGACTTAGTAGGAGATTATTTATTTACTAATCAAGATTTTGTAAATCATCTAACACAAAATAGAAACTTATTTCAAAAGATATTTGATGAAATTAAGTATATGTTAAAACAAGTAACAACAGGATCAAAAGAAGAAAGACAACTTAATAAAGCTATGAAAATGTTTGAAAAAGCATATAGAGATAATAAAGTTAAGATGGCTAAACAAAATAAATATTCATTAAGTACTGATTCACAAGGTAGAGAATTAAGTAAACAACAACAGGAATATTTTAAAAATAGTAAAGTAAGAGATGAAAATGGAAATTTAATTATAATGAATCATGCAACTCCAGATGCTTCTTTTACAGTATTTAAAGATGCAAAACAAGGAAAAAATAGTAGTAAATATTATAATCAAAAAGGTGAATTAGGTAGAGGTTTTTATTTTAGTGATTTACAAAGTAGTTATAACATATGGAATAACTGGGTAGAACGAGAAACACAAAAACCAGCACAAAGTATGAAAGTTTATTTAGATATTAAAAACCCTTTTTATGTAACTAATAATAAAATAAATCAAGATGTAAAAAATTATTTAAAAGAAAAAGGTTTTATTGCTAGTAAAATAACAAGTAATATCAAAGCATTAGACTCTGCAAAGTTTGGTAACATTGATATACAAGATATGTTAAAAACTTTGGGATATGATGGAATTATTGATAGAGATGAAAATACTATTTATCAAGCAGTAGCATTTAATTCTAATCAAATTAAAAATATAGATAATACTAATCCTACAATTGATCCAGATATTAGATATTCAATATCACCTAAAGGTGAAATGGTAGATAATGAAGGTAATAAGTAACATTAGAAACAAGTAATACTGGTAATACAGGAACATTAATGGCAATACATAATTTAAGTGAAGATAAATTAAATGGTGTATTAGATTTAGGTGGTTTCCCAGTACCAAGTATAGCAGTAACTAATCCTGATTTAGTTAATCATAAACAATTTGGAGATATTTCAGTATTATTTGATAAAGAAACAATTAATCCTGAATATAGTGCTAATGAAGTATATGATAGAGATGTATGGAGTCCTACTTTTCCTCAAGTAGAATATGAATTAAATGAAGATGGTATTGAAAAAGTAGCAAATGATTTAGGTATTGAAGAATGGAGATTAAGAGATGCTGCTGAAGATAATAATAAACCTGAATATTTAATTGAAAGACTATTAAGAGAAGAAAAACTAATTGATAAATATATTGAAGATAATAATATTGATTATGAAACTGCATATAAAGATGCTGAAACAAAAGTTGATATGCACCAAAGAGGAGAGAAAATAAGACAATTTATTATTGATAATGATTTTGATTTTAAAAAATTATATAAAAACAAAAAATTACAACAAGAATATTTTGATTTAATTAAAGATTACTATGATAATTCTACTTTACCTCAAGCAGTAAAAGAAAATATATATAATGAAAAAATATCTCAATTAAAAGATTTTATAGACTTTCAAAAAGGTGCTGGAGATTTAGAACCAGTAAGACAATTAAAAAGATATCAAGATGATTTTGATTTAATTAAAAGTGGAGAAAATAAAGTAGTTGATGAATGGCAAACAAACAAAAATAAGAAAGATGCAGCAATAAAAAATGGTATTGAAGATTATTTAAAAGAGCAAGTAAAAGATATCTATGGAGAAAAAGGTATAAGAAATGATAGAGATTATCTTGATTCAAGAGGTAATAGAAGAAGCTTTTGGCAATTACATGATGAATATAATCTAGAAAATATTGTAGATGCTTTAACTAAAGGTGAAACAACAGGTACACAAAGTTGGTTTGCTGGATTCGGACAAATACAAGCTAATATGTCTAATAGATTTAATTCTATTGCTGATATTAAAGCAAATGAAAATAGATTAACAAGTTTAGCAGAAAATAATGAAGTATTAGAAGAAGCTAGAAACAATATTGAAAATGATATTGATGAAATAGTTGCTAGAAATGATACTGATAGCATGATAGTAAGTGAATTGTTAGCAGATTTTGCTCGTGGTGATTTAACTATTGATAACTTTAAAAAATTAACTAAAAACGATTATCAAACTACACAAAATGTTCCTGATGATTTAATCAAAAAAATTATTAATGACATGAATGCATTAAAAAATATTCCTACAGATTATTTTGAAGCTAAACCTCAAAGAGCAGTAGGATTAGATGAAATACAACAAGTAGTAATACCAAGTGATTCATCTCAAGAATTAAGAGATAGATTACAAGAAATGGGAATACCATTTGTAGAATATAATCCTGAAGTTGAAGGAGATAGACAAAGAGTTATTAATCAATTTGATGATTTAAAGTTTTCTATGTCTAATCAAGAAGAAATAGCACCAATAGGAAATTATAATGTAACTGGTGAAGATATTAAATATAGAGATGCAGTAGAAGAAGAAATAGCACCTGTAAGACAAGAAATAAGTAATTTAAATACTAGAATTGATGAAATAAGAAAAGAATATGATGATAAAGAAAAAGAGTTAAGAAACGAACTTGAATCATTAAAAGCACTTAGAGAAGATTATCAAAGAGAAAATCAAAGTCTAACTGAAGAACAAGCACTTGCTAGAGATGAAGAATTAAGAGGTTATACACCTGAATATATACCTGAAGAACAAATAGACACTGGTTATAGCCCTGTTACTTCTTTAGATGATAAAACACTCAACAAGTATGTAAAACACTTTAAAAATGACTTTAAATTAAATGCTAAGCAAACAAGAGAATTTACTGATATGATAAAACAATTAAGTGCTAATCCTGAATTAACTAAAAATGATGTTGCTAATTACATCTATAATAACTTTGGTAAAGAAGAAATAAAAACATTAAATGAAGATGTTAATGAAATAAGAAGTGAATTAAGAAATACTTTAATAGGTGTACCTGAAAATGTTAAAGAAGAAATAGCATCTACACATGATGGTTACGGTAATTTTAGAAAGAAATATTTTGGTAAGTTAAAACTAGGTGATTATAATGGAACTAATGCAATAGACCAGATATATAAGCAACTTACAAATGAATATCCTAACGTATTCAATGAAGAAATAACTTCTAATCCTACGGATCAATTATTACAACTTGCTGAAATAACTGATATGGATAGATATTATTCTGTATTTGAAGAATTACCTAAGGAATATGTAGATGGTTATGTAGATGAACTATACTCTATGATTAAAGATTATAGAAAAGAATCTACTCAAAAATTAGTAGAAAATGAAAAAGTACCTAACAGTTACTATGACAATATCGTAGATAATTTAGCCACTGAAGAATTTGAAGATAATACTTACGAAAATCTAGAGAATAGAATAAATCAATTAGAAGATGAACTTGCTATATTACCTGCAGAAAGGCAACAAAAAGAAACTGCAGTAAAGAATATAGAGAACTTTAATAATGTAGAACCTACAATTCAACCTGATAAACAAGATATAATGGAATTATTTGATGCACAAAGACAACGTAACGAAGGTAAAAAAGCTGAATTAGTAAAACCTGTAATTGCTAAAGAAAAAGGTAAATTAAGAACTACTATTGATACTTTAAAGAGTGCATTTATAAATGAAAACACTGAAATAGATAACCTTGCTAAAGAATCTGGAAACAATAATATTAAGTTTGCTGGAGATATGTTAAATAATTATACTGGTGAAGCACAATATGATATTGAAGCAGCACAAACAGATATAAATGGAAATGAAATAACATATGAAGATGGTAAGAAAGCTAAGAGTGTTAATCAATTATTCCAACCTGCTAAAGATAAAGGACTAGATGTTATCTTTAATGACTTATTATTCCATTATTCAAATGTAGATAGATGGAGAAATGGAAAAGGAAGTCAAACACCAATGGATATATCTCAAAAACAAATTGCTGATTATGAAGCAAAATATCCTGAATTAAGACAATGGGCTGAAGATGTATGGAAATATGGTGAAAATGCACGTAAAAATATGGTAGATGCAGGATTAATTACACAAGATTTAAGTAATTATCTAGCAGAAATATATCCACACTATGTACCATATATAAGTGATGTAAGTAATTTTGATTCACTAGCAGAAAGTATGAACGAACTACGTGCTAAAGGATTAAAACGTGCTAAAGGTGGATCAGGACAAGTATTACCTATTCAAGAAGCACTAGCAAGATATACAATATCTCAAAAAGGTGCAATAAGAAGAAATAACTTATATAAAGAAATAGTAAATACATTATCTTCAATAGATGGTGTAGCAAATGTTACTCCAGATGTACGTTCTAATGATTTTACTAACTTAGATAATAATGTATTTAGGGATGATAAAGGAAATTACTACT